TAACTGAAGGCAGTGATCTGTTTACTTCTGCCGCCTACTACGGTTTCCGTGAGGAGCGTAATCCAGATGTTGGTTCCGTATCCCCCACAAGCCTAACAGTAGCGAGTAAGTCACATCCTATCCGTGATGCTTACCGAAGGGTTTCTAGAAGCGGCGGCGTAGATGATGACTCTACCTCTGCATTCTGGTTTATTATTTACAACGCATCAGATGGTACAGTTCCTGCTGACGATTGGTTTACCTCTGTAGACGTTGAGATTACGGGCGGCACAGCAAATTTGACTCAATCTTCCGCTACTATTTTCTCCACAGGGACAGGGTCTACTGGGCGCAAAGAATGGCGCTGGTTCTCTAATGATTTTTCTTCTGGGGATCTGACAAACTTTGCATCGCAATGGGACGGTTCTGGAACGTCTGACGTAACAATAAACGAGTAACGATATGGCTATTACCCTAACATACGACACCCCCTCTGATGGCCAGCTTAGAATATCTGGAACTTATTCTCACGACTCGGGATCGGGCGACTTTAGTTGTCCTATTGTTTATAATGGGGAGGCAATGGATTTGGTAACCACCGAATCAAGAACTAAACTTACTATCCAAGAATCAATAGATTCTGACTTACAATAACTGGAGCAACAAATGAAAATTTTATTACCTATCGTTTTATTGGCCTTAGCTGGATGCAACACTTTCAACGGCGCTATTGATGGATCGCAAGAGATTGTCACTAGCACTGTAGACTCAGCACAGACAATGGTTACCGATACCGCTAAGGGTATAGGCAAAGGGTCTGCAACTGCTGTCGAAGGAATTGCTAAAGACATCCGATCAGCATCTGAGTGAATAGAAGGGCTTCTGAATGATCGACCCGATAACAGCGATTAGTATAGCGACCAATGCTTTTGGCACTATACAGCGCATGGTTAAGGCTGGGAAGGGAGTAGAAGATACTCTCTCCCAGTTGGGTCGGTGGTACGGAGCCGTTGCTGATCTTAATGAGCACAAGCGCAGGGCAGAAAACCCGCCTCTCTTCAAACGAATTATTGCTTCTAAAAGTGTTGAGCAGGAAGCAATGGAGATATACGCGCACGAAAAAAAGATCAAGCAACAGGAAGCAGAACTCAGAGAACTGCTGATGTACACCTATGGTCCAGAGGGCTATAAAGAACTGGTGGCACTCAGGCGCAAGATCAAAGACCAGAGAGAGAAGACCGTGTATCTACAGGCTAGGAAGCGCAAGGCATTCTTTTGGAATAGCATTCAGATCGCCGGGATAGCTGTACTTGGATATGCTGTTTATTTTTTATTCGCACTAATATTAGGAGCCATGCATGGCAACGGTTAAGGAAGCTCTAATTAGGATTGAGGAGCATGAGAAGACCTGTTTAATTCGCTATCAGAACATTGAGAAGCGGTTAGAAGAGGGATCACAGCGATTCAAGAAAAGCGAAATGATGCTGTGGGGTATTTACCCACTGATAATCGGTTTATTCTTAATTGAGAAAGGCATACTGTAATGCTCAAACTATTACTTGGCCCCATTGCAGAATTAGCAGGCGGGTTCCTAAAGAACAAGGCTGATCAGGCCAAAGCCAAACACGAAGCAAAAATGAACGTGATTCAGAATGATGCTGACTGGGAAGCTAAGATGGCTGATGCTTCTGCCAATAGCTGGAAGGACGAGTTCTGGACTATTGTGTTAGCGGTGCCAATCTTCATGGTTGGGTATGCGATAGTAGTTGGTGACATGACTGTAGTTGATAGAGTCAAAGAAGCATTTGCGGCCCTCAATGATCTGCCAGAGTGGTATCAGTATTTATTGTTTGTGGCCATCTCAGCCAGCTTTGGCATCAAAGGCGCAAGCAAACTAATGAATATGAGAAAATAGAAATGGCGCTAATAACATTAGAAATACCGCCCGGCGTTTATCGCACCGGAACAGACCTAGACAGCAAAAATAGATGGCTGGATGCAAGCCTAGTACGCTGGGATCAAGGCTCTCTTAGGCCAATTGGCGGATGGTTACAGCGCGGAACTGAAACCGTTGGCGCTGTCCCAAGAGGTTGCCATGTTTGGACCGACAACAATGGGGGCAGGCATATAGTTGCTGGCACATTTAATTCTTTGTCGCACATATATCAGGACAACGTTAAAACGTCTCTGACTCCTGTAGGCTTAACTACAGGGACTGCTGGTCAAGCCTCCAATACCGGGTACGGTGGAGCGGATTTCGGTGAAGAAGACTATGGAACAGAAAGGGCCAATGATTCTTTTTATGCGGAAGCTACGTCATGGTCTATGGGCAACTTTGGAGAGTATCTGGTTGCTTGCTCGTCTGAGGATGGGAAAATATACGAGTGGCAACTGAACACATCCGTTCTCCCAACTGCCCTCTCTAACGCCCCCGTTAACAACGATGCAATTGTTGTAACTGAAGAAAGATTTATATTTGCGTTAGGGGCAGGCAACAACCCAAGAAAGGTTCAGTGGTGCGATAGAGAAGACAACACCGACTGGACGCCAACAGCTACTAATCAGGCCGGTGACTTCGAGCTAACAACAACAGGAAGAATACAGCAGGCAGTAAAGGTTCGAGGGCGGACGCTGATTCTGACAACAACGGATGCCCACGTTGCAACTTACAGTGGCCCTCCCTTTGTTTACGGTTTTGAAAGAGTAAGCGGTTCCTGTGGCGCCATATCTAGAATGTCTGCTGTAGGAATCCACGAAGGGGCTTTCTGGATGGGGAATAACGGCTTCTTTGCGTATGATGGCTCAGGCGTAAGAGAGCTACAGTGCGCCGTCCATGACAAGGTGTTTGACAATATAAACAAGTCGCAAAACAGTAAAGTGTTTGGCGTCCACAATGCTCAACATAACGAGATTTGGTGGTTCTACTCTACCGGCACCGATGCTGAAGACAATGACAGCTATGTTGCGTATGACTACAGAGAAGACATCTGGACAGTAGGGAAAATGGCTCGGTCGGCTGGGTTTGATGTTGGCGTATTCAACAATCCAATATGGTTTGGAATTGATGGAAAGCTATACGACCAAGAAACTGGGTTTTCTTACGACAGTGATAAGCCTTATGCCGAGACCGGCCCATTGATGATCGGAGCGTCTGGGGAGGATTTAATGAAAGTGACGCGGCTTATTCCGGATGTTACATCATTGGAAAGCGCAGACGTTTACTTTACCACTAGACTATATCCTACTGCACCGGCAACTACGCATGGTCCTTTTGATTTATCCAATCCGACCTCAGTTAGATTTCAGGGGAGGCAGGTTCGCATGAAAATAGAAGGCCAAGAAACAACCAACTGGAGAGCTGGAGCTATGCGCTTAGAAGTCAGCCCCGGAGCGAAAAGATGAGTCTAGCTGAAAGGCCGCCACCCGCAGGAGGCTTGGATGTCCGGCGGTGGGCAGACAGACTGAATGATTACTTGGTGCGAACTAAGTCGAAACTGGTTTTCTATGTTGCCGGGGACTCCCCTGTCGATGACGGGATAATTCTATGGGATAGGGAAGGATACCCGGTTATCTCTAAAGACAACCAGTGGCGGCAAATTGTACTAGCTGACGGTTACGGAGAAATAGCCTGCACTACTAGCCAAGTAGCTACCTCTGCCGATACTGCGTATCAGATACCGTTTAACTCTACCAGCACTAATGGTGGCATCTCTGTTAACGCATCTGACAACACTCGAATAGACTTTGTTGAGGCAGGGGTTTACAGCATTACTGGGCACATACAGATAAAGAGTAGCAGTGCGGCCAGCAAGACAGTGTATTACTGGCTATCTGTAAATGGCACCAGCGTAGGCCACTCTGAGCGCCTGACAGTGCATAACAATAATGCCTTTGCCATTCTTGCAGTAACAGACCAGATAGAACTGAACGCAGGCGATTACATACAGTTTAACTACGCGGTAGATGACGTTAGCCTTTGGCTCGATGCCTCCGCCGCAACCGCTTTCGCTCCGGCGTCTGAGGCGGCTAGAATCAGTATCACGCGATCACGCCAATAATGGTATAATCAGCCCATATAAGACACAGGATTAAATAATGGCCGCAAGTATCAATGAAGAGCTAGAACGCTGTAAGGATTGGATTGAGGCCGCCCTAGAGTATTCTGGAGGCACACATGAGTGGAGCGACATTGTTGATGGCATTCACTCCCTGAGATACCAGTTTTGGCCTGCTGAAAGAGGCTGTGCAGTTACAGAAATTATTATGTTCCCAAAGAAAAAAATATTTCATGTATTTTTGGCCGGGGGCGAGATGGATCAGATTGTAGATATGAATGACTCAGCGGCGCAGTTTGCAAAAGCGCAGGGCTGTGACGGAATGTCGATAGCTGGCCGCAAAGGCTGGTCTAGGGTCCTAAAAAACGAAGGGTGGACTGAGTCGTTCACCACATTAGCTAAGGAGCTATAAGATGAGTGGCGGCAAAGGCGGAAGCCAAACAACACAAGCAGAAATCCCAGAGTGGGCAAGAGAGCCTACTGTCAGAAACCTAGCGCGTGCGGAAGCGGCTCAACAGATTGGCTATCAGCCATACATGGGTCCAGACCTTGCGGCGTTTAATCCAATGCAAGAAGCGGCTTTTCAGAGCCAGATTGATGCGGCTAACGCATTTGGTTTTGCTACCCCTTCCTCTCCTTTTCAGGGTATGCCTGAAGCGCAGGACTTCGGCGGCGGAATAATGGGCTACAGTGCCTTTCCTATTTTTGAGCAGGCTCAGCAAGAACTGGCTCAAAGAAATCCAGAACAGCAGGCGCGATATGATGCGCTGTTTGGTGGAACCGGGGCACAGTATGTGCGCAATCCATTTGCGTCTAGCCAAACATCTAGCCAAGGCGGACCGTATATGTCTAACTTCGGGTCTTTAGAGCAAAACCTAAGACAGTACCCTGTAGCAGATTACAGAGGGATGGGGCCTGATCCGCAATTTCCGGTATTTCCAGAAGAGGAGGAACGATAATGGCTATGGGAGGACAGACTAGAGCGCAAGACACGACTACTAACCCGCAGGCTGCAAACATGAACCAATTAGCAGCGCAGGCTGTGCAAGGCGGCATGGCAGGAACAGTTGCGGCTGGAGGGTATCAGCCAATGAATGTTCAAGCTGGGGCGGTTGGGGATACAGACCTGTCTAGCTACCAAAATCCATATACGCAACAAGTTGTAGATGCTAATGCCGCTGACATAATGCGATCTGCGCAGATGGGGCTAAACACGCTTGGTGCGCAAGCACAGTCCGCTGGAGCATTTGGCGGCTCTAGGCACGGCGTTGCAATGGGCGAGCTTGGGAGGGGTGCTTTATCGAATATTGGGCAACAATCAGCCGCCCTACGGCAAGCTGGGTTCCAGCAGGCACAGCAAGCCGCTACAGGCGATATTAACCGGCAGATGCAGGCTGATCTTGCTAACCAGTCAATGGGGTTACAGGGTGCCAACCTGCAAATGCAGGGTGCGCAACAGCTAGCTAATTTAGGTAACCTTGGGTTTGGTATGGGACGACAGGTCCAGTCAGATCTTATGAATCAGGGTAATATACAGCAGTTGATGCAACAGCAGTTGATTGACGCGGCACGCCAGCAGTTTGCCGGGTACACCGGGGCGCCAGCCTCAACTATCGGGTATGTGTCGCAAGCTCTTGGCGCTTCACCGATTCCTCAGAGCCAGACAACGCAAAACAATCCGGGTCTGTTCGATTATCTGACTTTGGGAGCCAGCTTGTATGGATAGCCTATACAATCCAGAGACAGATAAGGAAGCCATAATGCGCAAGATGATAGAGGATGCGCAAATGGTTGATTACGAAAGCAAGTCGAACATGACCGTTGACCCTTCAGCGGGAATAGACAATATAGCTAAGTCGATGGATGAAATAGCCGTTGGCGATATCGTGCAAGAAATTGCTAATCCCCCCGGCGCTGTATCTGATTTAGAAATTGACAAGCTCCTTGGTGCAACTAGCAGTTATAAAACGATAGACGCTCCAGCAATGGCGCCTTTGCAGAAGCAGTATGTCCCTATGCAAGACAATGCGGTGCAGGCACTAAGCCCCACGGGCATAATGGAATTAATAGAAAAAGCCCGTCAAATGGGCCAAATGTGAGGTTTACTCAATGAGTGCTTTAAGAGATATGTCTGTTGTTGACGTTAAGGCAGAGCTTGAAAGAATGCAGAGGATGCGAGAATTGCAGTCTCCTAAGTCAGGCGGGCTTCTTGATGGCATTTTGGAGCCATCTCAGGGCGCCCCAATGATGCAACCCCCTATTCCCGCTCCCGCAATGCAACAGCCTCCTGCGCCAAAGCAGGGCTTTATGGATAGGGTCAAAGGATTCACTCAGGATCAGACAAAAATGGCTCGGCTGGCTTCTGCATTTAATCAGATGCGAATGAACCCCAGCGCCGCTATTGATCAGCGTGCTAGTGACCTGATGGCCATGCAAGCCGCAAGAAAACAAGCTAATCAGACTGTGGACTATTTGCGTTCACAGGGCAGAGGCGATCTCGCGAACATGGTGGAAGCAAATCCCTCTATGGCTGCAGAGGTGTTAAAAGGACTGGCCAAGTCTCAGTCTGGCGGTTATATGTCGAAAACAGTTGGTGGAGTGCAGACAGACCAAGGAACTGGTCAGTTGTTCACTGTTCGGATGAACCCTAACACGCAAACCATTGAAAGGGTTGATATCCCCGGAGCCTTTGGTCCAACTGAGGCGGAGAAGAATGTTGCCCTTCTGGATCAGACAAAAGCAGAATTTGATACGTCACAAGGACTCAGAAAAGGCGAAGAAGTATTTAATCAATTCAATATCATTGACCAGCAAATACGCGACTTTAGGCGTATTGGTCAGCTAGTTGATGAAGGCGCGAAAACTGGATTTATACAAAAGTTCTTGCCATCTACAGATGCCGCGACTACTGAGCTACGTCAGATTGCCAACAAAATGGGTATTGATATTATTAACTCTGCCACCTTTGGTGCTTTAAGTGCCACAGAGTTAAGGCTGGCGCTTTCTACTGGATTTGATCAAAACCTTACAGGGGATGAGCTGGTTGATTATATTGAGCGAAAAATTGCGGCTCAGACTAAGCTGCGTAACGCATTGATGCCTGAAGTGCAGATGCTCCTTGGCGGATCTGGATTAAAGGCATATGCAGACTACAAAATTGACAACAGAAAGCGTCACGATTTTGCAGACAAGGCGTTAAGCAAGCTACAGAAAATCGACCCAAGTTTAACCCGCAAGGAGTGGGACACGTACAACTTGGAAGAGCGGGAAGAGATATTGAGAGATGGTGGTTTGCTATGACTATAAGCGCTTTAGAAGCAATCAGGCAAAGAAAGCAGGACGAGCAATTTGGACTTGTTTCCGAGACCCCCGTGCAAGATGCAGTAGAGGGTCAAAAGCTGCGTCAGTTTGCGCAAGGGGTAACCTTTGGCTTTGGGGATGAGATTGAAGGCTTAATACGGTCATCTCTTCCGGGCGGCCCTGAGTACGATGCGGCTAGAGATGAGGTAAGGAATAAGCTCAAGGCTTACCAGAAGGCCAATCCCGGTGAGGCTCTTACGATGGAGCTGGCTGGCGCTCTTATCCCGTCAATTGTTATGTCGATGACTGGCGTTGGTAGTGGTGGTGCAGGCGCAAACATTGGGCGAATTGCCAGTCAAGCGGCAATAGAAAGTGGCCTGACTGCCGCTGGCACTACCGAGGCTGACCTTGTATCACTGGAGGGCTTGCGTGATGTCGCTACAGGCACTGGAGTTGGCACTGTCATGGGGACCGCCTTGGAGGCTGGAGGAGGACGCGCCGGGAAAGGGTTAAGCGCCCTGATGAGCTATGTTCGCAGAAAGATGGGCGGAGCTGACTCAGCAGTACAGGCAGAGCTATTGCGCTTGCAAAAAGCCACCGGGCTTAGCGTTGAGGAACTTATTGCTGACGTTGCAAGTGGCCGTATTATGGCTGACAACGCCACTCTGTCTGCGGCCATAAAGGGCATGGTAAACGAAGGCGGTGAGACTGCTTCACAGATTCTGTCTGCAAGTGGAGCAAGGCGTCAAGCCACTACCGGGCAGGCGCAGGAATCATTGCGATCTGCATTATCTCCAGATGTAAGCGACCCCAATATATTACGAGCAAGAGCTGCAACTGAGGCAGATTTAAAACAGCAACAACGAGAGGCCTATCAAGGGGTGTTTGAAAACAAGCAACCTGTAAGTCAGGATGTTGCAGATCAGATGCTTAATGTAATCTCGCGTGTTCCTTCAGCCAGAGCGAAGCTACAAGAACTGTATCAAATGAGGGACAATCTTGTTCCACTGTTTAAAGAGAACGCAGACGGCTCGATTGATTTTGTGCGAGCGCCAAACATTGAGGATGCAGAAATACTACGGAGAAACCTGAGCGAAGAGGCTTC